GTAAATTTGTTTTTTACGTTCTGGTGTATATTCATGCCAATGGCTTAAATTATTCTCACTGGCTAATCTATCAAAATCTTCATAGTTTGGGTTAAAACAAGACATGAGCTGTTTGCCACTTTGGGCGGTCCAAGTGACATAACGTGGTGTAGGTACAGCTAAATCAAAATTCTTAAAGCAAGCTTCCACTATGATCCGCAACGAAGTAGAGGATCCAGTGGATGGTTGAAGTGGGTTCAAAACCATATAAACGAGTGTTGCGTAGTTGCCATTAGTAACTGTTATATCCAAAGTCGTATCGTATCCGGGCGTTTGTTCCATATCTGTTGTAGCTAAATCCGTATTGCAATACCATGGAACTGGTATAGCTACTGAAGTGGCTTCATTAGCATGTAAAAATGCATGAGGGCCGGATAATATAGTATTAATCAATCTTCTATTATTAGCGCCGACTAAAGTTGGATAAGCGGGGAAAGGCGGTAGTACGCCTACCAATACGCATCCAGCGTGTGTTATAGTGCCAGCCATTGAAACATTAATTATCAAGTCTGGTCTACCATAAGCGGCCATTTTAAACATATTCAAAACAGATGCATTACTACGCGCTATATCTCCTGGCAAGAACTTAACAGTACTAGTCAATAAGGTATAACGAGCAGCAGTACTAGGGTATATCACTTCATCTACATAAAAAGGTCTTTCTATAAAAGACTTGGCATCTACTCTATAAGCATCGGGTATATCTACTTTCATAAATTTATCATTAAATGGTGAATCAATTTCTTGTATTTCTCTGGTGGTCACAGAAGCTACAGTAGTAGTCATATTCTGCGAACTTATATCAAAATCGGTATTAGATACCTGTTTAAACTTATCATCTACATTAATTAATTGAGCAACAATAAATACTTTCATCCCGCATATTGTCAACAACGGGCAATAAGTGATAATTTATCAATGTATCATCACGGCCGTTCCACATCACTACAAGAACGTCTTATAACCGTATAATAAATACATTAGCTATAGGTTGCCATCCTGATCAACAAGGTTTTATTTAAATGGTAAACTCCATTATTATTATTATTTACAATTGCATTATAAAATTTTAAAAATTATAATTTTTCTTCTGCATGGTTATAACATTATCATAACCTGCAGGATCTTCCAATATACGTAATACTCTATTCTCATCAAAAAACGCTTCAAAAGGGTAATTATTCTCAAACGTGCGTGTCAACTCAGCGAACAAAGCCGGTGAATGTAAGTATGATTCGATCTGCATAGATCGCATCTTACCCAACATAGCTTCATATGTGTCTTCCGTGGTTGTATCAATCCATTGTAAAGTGTTCATTATCGTGTCCAAAGATAAACAACCCACATATCGTTTCAATCGTGGGTGCATCCTGATATGTCTCTTAACATACGTTAATTTATCAAAGTCTTGTGTCGCTTTTATAATTTTACTCTTATCTCCATTCGTGCAATCCATTCCCAAAGATTCAGTTACCTGCCTAATAGTTAACAAGTTAAAATAAGGAGCCAATTTTTCATCAGCTCCAAATATTTTATCATCTCCTGTTACAAAATCAACTACAGCATGTACATCATCTACACTCGGATTTGGTTTGTATCTATATATAACCAAAGATGTTAAGCATTTATTTAACAAACAATTTAATAACAAAGTCAACCAAGTTCCTGAAGGCAATCCATGCGTCGTAGCCATAATTTCGTCATTTACTAGTACAAAAGAAGTCGCTATAGTGTTAGATAACCATTCTATCATAAACGGATAATCTCCTTGGTAAAATTCTGACATCACTTCCATTATAGTATTAATAAACACTGCTAATATAGTGCCATCCCATTTACCAAAATCTGCATCTCCTGTGATCTTACACAATTTCAATTTCTTAGCTAATTTATCTGCATCAAGGTAGGGATTGAATCCTACACTAATGCCTGTTTCCATTCGTGTGTTCTTGAAGTGTCTTAACAATTATCAAAATACTTTCTTAGTCCACCATATATGACCTAATGGCATAACTCTAAAAGCACGCGGTTCTCCTACTTTAGTCGATTTTCGCAATTCATCCTTAAACGTCTCTCTACACATGAAGTCATTATAGTCGTAATTTCCGTTTTTAGCATTCTCTAATACTCTATTTATCAATTGGTGTGCTTCTGGTCTTATTTCCTTGTTAACAAAATCGAAATAGGCTTCCTTATCTTTCAAACATCCATAACCATTACTCGAATCTTTATTTAATGCTGGTACATATTCTCCACCAAAAGCTACCTCTTTATCTTCTAAATCAGTAAAAGGAATCATAATAGTGCGTAAATAACTTTTAATAAATTGTATTTCATCAGCAGTTACTCTTCCTTGTTTCATAAAAGTTTTACGTGATAACATTTTAAGCGTTTGTGCAGGTGTTCCTTTTGAATGAAAATTTGGCGGTGCTTTCTCGTCAATTTTATCAATCGGTGTTTCAGTAAATAAGTGCGGTCTCTCTTCTATGTTACTAATCAAATTCTTCATTTCTTCACAATTTTCTCTATGTAATGGGCTGGGTCTAAAAGACGTATCTCCCAATACTCTTATCTGATCTATTTTACCTTCATATCTTAAGCGTGAACCTGAAAAATTGGGTATTATCTTCTCATCAATTTCAAAATTCGTCGCCGCTTGGGTATCCATCATCAATTCTCTTATTTCTGCCATTATATGACTCGGTGGTTGTACACAAAAACCAACAGCAGCGCTTCCTGCTACATGAAATCCAATTATACCGGAACCGGGTGCTGCAAGAACAGTACCACAAGCTCCACTAGCTGTAAAAGGTGTAAAAAATCCACTTCCTTCTGGATGGTCAAATTTACCATGTATATTAGAATATTGTACTCTCTCATCATTTCGCATTATATCCTTATCATAAATTACTGGATAATATCCACATGAATTTATCAAGTAACATTGTCTGGCGTTCGC